TCTTCGTTTTTACCGTACATTATTTCTGCCGAAGATGGTTTAATTTTGCTCAAGGCTTCTTTGCGTTTTTCAACTTCCTCGTCAACCAACTTCATCATTTTGTCATCCTGTTTGATTTCTTCGGCACGGGTCAAAACATCGACTGCGTTTTGAACGGCCCAATCATCATATTTATCAGGTTTTTGTGCTGTTTCTCCTTTTGACATTTTTGCTCCTTTCGCTTTAAAAAGAGGGCTACATAAAATTACATAACCCTCAATCTAAGCCAAATTACTATTTACCGATATCTTGGTAAGTACCTTGAAGTGAAGCACCAATAAATGCATTGATTGCACCTAGTGTTGGCGCTGTTCCCACAACGAGATATGCCAAACGTATAAAACCTAAGTTATTTTTTGGTAAATATCTCAAGTTAAATACATAACCCAAAAGCAATTTTGCCAAAGCAATCGGACCTGTTGTTCCAATTACAACAGGTGATGTAAAAGCAGCATCAGTTGCAGTTTGTACTTGAACTTCAAGTGAAGTTAAAGTGTTAAAAGCCTGTGTTAATTGAACTAACAAAGGGATTCCTCTGCCAAATGCAAATTCTTTTTCCTTTGTAAAGTCTATAACGTTTGTTGAGTAGGTTGTTCCTGTGGCAGTAATTGCTTGCGCAGAGGACAACGCTAAAGTTGCATCTAATATCATTGTTTTTATCTCCTATTTTGTTTTGTAATACACTGTGAAAAAAGCGGAGTAATTCGGAGAACAACTCCGCTTTTATAATTTCAAATAAATTTCAACTATTATGTTGAAGTTGTTACACGAGCCTCTGTATTAAGGATTTGTTGAGCTTCCTTAATAGGTATGCCTTGGAATGTAACAATCGGCGCACCACCATCTGCTGCCTGCATCAAGTCTAAGTGAACATTTGCTTTGTCCTTAGCAGCTTTGTGTAAGCAGAAAAGAATATCAGAGTTAGCATAAATAACCGTTTTACCAGTTTTCGCATATTTTCTGATTTGGTAGTATGCTTGCAACATGAAGTTATCAAGTGCATAAGTTCCTGCTTTAGCAGTAGGCACATCGATGTTTGCAACACGTGCAGATGAACGCCAATCTCTAACTGTCAAACCTGTGTCAAGCTTGAATTGTTCTTGATAAACTTTTCTCTTACCACCGTTTGAATCAGTTTCAGTTTGAATACCATCATCAAAACGTTGAATACCACCTTGAGAACCTTCCGGATAAATCAAAGAAGTATGCAAATCACCCCAAGTTACAAACCAAATTGAAGTGTTTGTTGCGCCCGTACCACCTACATCAATTATGTTATAACCGATGTTTGTCGGGTCAGCACTTATTGTTCCGTAACGAACAGCCAAACCGTCAAATGCAGCTGCATTTGTTTTTTGGTTTCCGTAGAACAATGTTGTTTGCCAAGTGTCATTCATTGCTTCAAGGAAAGCTCTTGCCTCGTTCAATCTGAATTGTTGAGGGTTCTTTGCCTTGTTAACAAGGTCAACATCAACAACAGAATATGATTCTAACATCCCTGTTGTATCTTGGACTTGCGCCATACCTGATTTAGAAGGTGGTACAAAACCATATAACTGTCTAAATATAGCAGTTGGTAATCCGGTTCTGATTGATGTCAAATGAGTTGAACCATCGTTACATTCAACAATGTTTGCATCATCCAAAATTGCGTTTGTTTGGTTCATAAGTTCGATAATTTCAGCAACTATCTGACCTTTACCATCTGTTTCTTTTAACTTGTCAGCCAAGTTTAAATAAGTTGTTCCTAATGTAGCCATTTCTTTGCTCCTTTTTGTTTATGTGTAATACTTGTTTATTCTGCTTTTACAGACCCACCTTTTTGAGATGGAGTTGTTGAACTATAAAGCTTTGCCTCTGCACTTCGGGCAGCAGAAACAGACTGACCTTCTCTGTGGACAGTGTCATTTTGCATTTGCATCCCAACTTCATAGAACATTTTGATTACGGCAGGATGACAACCCAATCCGGTTTTATCGAATATGTTGTGTGCTTCTGCATCCGATTGAATAAATTTTGAATAAGCAAGGTTTGCAACCCTTAAATTTTCATCGAATTTAGCCCCACCGATTTCAGGGTCATTCTTCACGGCCTCAATGTACTTGATTTTATTAGCCTCGATTGCTTGAAATTGGGCGTTCAAAACACCATCTTGTGTTTGTTTAGCCAAATCTACCGCGAGAGCCATAACTTCATTAGCACCTTTGTTTGCCATGTTGTATTTGCCTGCAATATCATTAAACTTTTCAGTTAAATCTTTATTTAATTCCATTCCTTCGGGTAAAACTTCTTTGTAGTCATAACCATCTTCGGGTTTCCCGATATACTCTTTTGCAAAAAGTTCTTCGGGATTTTCTCCCAATCCTTTTTCGCCTTCATCTGTTTCAGTTTTTTCAGCATCTGTTTTTTCTGTTTGTGATTCAACTTTTTCTTCTGCTGTTTTAGAATCAGAACTGTTTTCTGAACTAACATTGTTTTGAGATTCAGTTACGTTTGAATCTGTTTGCGTGCCTACTGTTTGGGTTTCTGCTGCAGAATTATTTTCTGCAGATGTTTGTGTTTCATTTTCTGCCATTTGATTGCTCCTTTTTGATTTTCTCTACACCTATTTTCATGAGTTTCAAATACTCATCAGGAGCGTAAGTTTCAAGAACTTCGTTAATCCACGCACCATGAGCAGCTACTCCCCTCAAATAATTTTCTTTGTCAGCGTTATCAGCCAACCCCCTGCGAAAAATATTTGCTTCTGAAATAAAATGACCTATTAACAACAAGCCATCATCAGTTTTCGCAACTTTTTGAACAACTTTAGCAAGTTGTTCGTCATCAAGACTTAAATCCATTTTTCTATCCCCTAAAATTTAAATGTGGCCGTTAGTTCCTCTTTTCCGCATTTCATCAATACGTGCAACCGAGTTGCTCCTCATTTAACCGTCAGCCTCTCTATGACAGCACCACTAAAGTTATTGCAAACCTATTCTTTCCATTAGATTACCGCCGGAAGCATCTGCTCCACCCATGTTCTTGATAATTTCAGAACCCTGTTGAAGCGCTTGTATTTGTTGTTGAGCCTGTTGTGCTTTAGCCTGTTGAGCTATCATTGCCTGTACAACCTCTGTTGGCACAACATTATCAGTTTCAATATTTGCAAAATCAGCGTAATCATCAATAATATTTGGAATATTTAATTTCATAATTGCGGACTTATCACCAGTTGTTGCAGCCAAGTTAGTTGCAAACGTAACAAATCTTTCTGTTGCCCCAATTACTGCAGCTCTTTGAGCCTGTGCAAGAGTGGAAACAAACTCAATATCAATATCAACACCCTGTATTTGTTGAGGTGGAGCAGGTATAAGAGTTCTTTTTGTTCTTGGATATTCAATTTCATCTATTTCTATACAGATTTCAAAGACAATATCCATAACATTTTTCAACCCTGAATGGACCTGTTGAAGTAATGGAGAAAGAAGCACCAATGATTCTTCTTTTCTCATGTTCAGTTCAGTCGCAGTTCTTGGTTGAGTAAAATCAGAATTTGTAAGCATTGCAAACAAATCGTTATAAAATATCTGTCCTATAATCTTTTTAAGCTTTTCTATGAATGTATCTATTGACAAAGCTCTTGGGTCTACTTGATAAATAGGTTCTAACTTTCCACTTGTTTCATCAACCGGAGTAAATGAAGCAGGTGCATCAATCATTTTTTTGTTTCTTAAACTTGCAGGACCTTTCAATTGAGGTGCTACAATCTTTTTCAATGCTTTGTTGAAATCTCTAATCATAGCCATCAATTGCTTAACATCAGAGAAAGATTCAATACCGGGGGAATTTGAAGGGTAAACATCTTCACCATTCACCATTGTTTCAAAGACAACATAAGGAAAATGACTAAAACCGCTTTCACTCAAGAATCCGTTTGAATTGCTTTTTTCAAAGTAAACAGATTTAAACTTTTTATCTTTTGAAAACTTTGCATCCTTTTTACAACATTGATTCGGTTCAACTGCATGAACTATTTCAACAAGTTGTTCATAATTTTCATTGTTGTATGCATTTTTAACAGAATCGCTGACATTATCAATCCCAAATTTATCGACAAGGTTGCCGACTGTTTCCATATAACAGCGATAAAGAGTATCAACAACTCCTCTGTGGTCTTTAGCAATTTTATAAGAACCAATCGGAAGAACCTTACAATAAATAATATTTTCAAAATCTTTTTCAATACACATTGCGCTTATGCCGAAAACACTCATTTGCAAATAACAATTAGGCAAACAGTTATAAAAGTTAGAAGCATTGAAGATATTTCTGAATAAGTCAGAAACAGAAGCGCACCAATCTTTTACCTCATAATCGCTTTCATCTTTATAGTTTTTGATTGCGACATTAAACCATTTATGAGCAGGGTTTGTTGCACCTGACATCATACCTGATGAGAAATTACGAACAGCAATACCTGTTGAACTATCAACAATAGATTTACTGAACTTTGGTTTACGGTTAACATCGGTTGTCAAGAATTTGCAAGTTCTTGGAAGATAAAAATCAGCCAATTCTTGCCACATTCCTTTAAAAACCTGATATGCTGTATCAAGTTGCCCAAGTCGTTTTGTAAAATATTTTCTATCTTGCACCATTATTCACCTAACAAAGATTTCTTACTTGTAGTAGCTGCCCCAAGTCCTTGAGAACTTGTTGTTATATTTTGAGAAGCCAACACTGCCGCTCTTGAACGTTGAGTTGAATCAGAAGATGTTGCAGTGCTTGAACTTGCTGCCGATGTTGCACCTACTGGCGCATTTTGCGTTGATGTAGTTGTTGAACTTGAATCTCCTGCCGATTTTCCTGCGGCATAAGCACCAACTCCCAATGCTGTTGCACCAAGACCAACCGCCGTTGCACCAATTACACCTGCCGTAGTTGCCGTTATAGCTGCCAAACCTGCTGCCGAAGCTCCCGCTGCTGCAACTGTTCCACCAACTGCACCCCAAATTGAAGTACCTATTGCTATTGAAATAGGGTCACACATAATAAACCTTCCTTATTTTTTACTCATTAAACGGGTCGTAACTGTTATCCATCATCACCGTTGCGCTGTTTTCTGAATCTTTTGAGGCTAAATGACTGTAATAAGTCAATGCATAAATTGCCATCATTAAACTATCAGCGTTATCAGGACTTTCCCCGTGTTCTTCTTTCATTTCTTGTTTTGGTTGAATAAAAACTTGACCGTTTGTTTTATACTTAACTTTGATATATTCAAGTTGAGCGATTGCAGCGTTATCATTTATTCTTAAAAATTCACTATCAATAAAATCTTTTAAACAGAAATAACCATCTGCTCTTTGATTTGATGCGTTTTGTTGTTTGCTTGAACCTGCACCATCAAATTTAATTAAGTCCTCAATACTCTTTGACATAGTGTTGTACATTGGAAGACCCAAACCACCACCATCAACAATAACCAAATCAGGTTGCCATTTTGCTTTTAAGTTAATTATTTTCCCGATTGTTACATCAGTATCCCTTTCGGACCAAGTCAGCGTTTCTGTTTCTTCAAACCTTGAATTGTCAATTGATTCAACCTTTTTGGCAACTGTTAAATCACCACCTGCACCAAGGTCAACCGACATAACAGAAATTTTACGAAACGTTTCATTCTGTGATTTTATTTGAGTTGCTTTTTCGAGTTTTGCAGAGTTAAATAAATATTCTTGTGTTTGGTCTAAAGGTTCACCCAAATAAATATGCTTATAATCCCTGTAATTCTTTATCTTAAGTTCTTCTGCTTCTCTTTTTATCTTGTCAGGACAGTGTTTGTTGTCGTAATAGTTAATCTTGACATGCAGACAGTCCTTCTTTCCCGCAAGAAACACATACACCGCATCATTTCTTACAAATCTATTCATAGAAAAATAAATAAGAGCATTATCTTTTCTGATTGTTGGGATGATTGTGTCAAGAGTAGGCTTTGAAATCTTTTCAGCTTCATCAATCCAAAGAATATCAATACCCTCAAGACCTTTGATGTTTACCCTGCCCTGCTCACGAAATCCCATGAACTTGATTGTTGAACCTGTTTTGTTATGAGTAATTACAGTTTTTTCGATAGTAAAATCAAGATTGTAATTAGCAATCAAATCGCAAAACAAGGTATAAACAGATTGGTCAATACTCTTTTGAGTTTCCCGCCCGCAAACTACACGAACCATTCTTTGTTCACAAACCCAAACAATTATTCTTGCTATACTGTGCGACTTTCCCGAACCCCTACCACCTTCTGCAAAGAAATAAGGATAATTATTTATTTCAGTTATAAATGATGTAAGCTTGTCAGGAATATCTAATATTTCAGGTACCTGTATCATATTGCCAACCTTACTGTTCCGTTTTATCAGTTTCTACTTCTTTGCC